CTCCCCAACCTGCCCAAGGAAGCCAGCAAAGGATTCCACCAGCGGACCGGCCTTTTCCATGACGGGCACAAAGCCCGAAAGAAGTCCCTTAACGAGCTCACCAACACCAGCGACCAGCGGTTCTAGCATTGGCGCAACGGCCTTGAACATGTCGCCCAGCATTGGGGCGATATCGTCGAAGATTCCTTCTAGCTGCTTTGCCACGTCCTTCATAGGCTGAATCAGCGGCTTGGCTAGATCCTTCATTTCGCCCATGACGTGATCCTTCAACTCTGTGAAGGACTTCTGTACGCCCTTGTTCTGCGCTGCAACCGCCACGCCGAGACCAGCGATAGCCAGCGGCACAGCGGCAAGGGCACCAGCAGCGCCGATAGACGCAACGGACATAACCGCGAACGTCTTAGCCAGGATTCCCGCTGTCTTGGCACTAGCAGTACCTAGGTTGCGCATCCCGCTGGCCAGTGTGCGACCAGCCATCGAAGCAACACCGGCCATTGCCTGGCCGACACCACCCAGCGCATCCCGCATACGCTGACCGTTGGTCATCATCGCGTGCGTGCTGGACAGAATCCGCCCGTCTAGGCTTCGCCAGTTTCCGTCAGCGTCGCGTGTCATACCTGTAGTTGTTTGTCCGATGGAGCGGATAGCAGCGCTTGCACGCCTAGCACCCGCCACAACCGGATTTGTATCAATCCCAAGGTTCACTGACATGCTTGCCAGCGTGGCCATGCGGCACCCCCTCTCTAATCCCGTTGGCGAACGGTGCCACCCAACGCGGTGTTAGCGGCCATCACGTCATGCCAAATTTCCTCAACAGACTTCTTACGCTTGAACCACTTGGGCATGAAGTCCGCAGGCTTTAGCTTGCGCCTACCACCCTGCGAATTTGCCACGGTGGCAGCAACAATGGACGCGCTGATATCGCCACGCTGACGTAGGTCGAGAGGGCCCGTGAGACGCTCGTACGCCATCCACTCAGTGATTTCGAGGGACGACGTACGAGCCAGCATCTCGCGCACGGGCATACCGAGAAAACCGGCCAGACGGAAATAGAATTGCCGCTCTGGCCGGTCAATCAGTTTCCCGTTAGCTCTTCGACGTCATCCGGCGAAAGACCAGACAGACGCGTAGCAACCTCAGCAACACGAGACAGCGCCTCTGCGGACTTCTCGCCTAGCCGCTTCACCTCAGCGTCCGAACGGAACAGCCGCTTACCCTCTCCGTCGACCATGCAGAATGCAGCCAGTCGGGCCCGGTAGTTGTCGAGCGCCTTATCCTTGGACACGCCGTGCATGTTCTCAGCGAGCATGGACGACTCAAAACGGTCTCGGGCAGCGCCGGTCATACCCTGCACCTTGACGACTCCACCCCATTCCGGAACGTTGACATCCTCGCTGCGAAGATCGTCAGCGCCTAGAATCTGATCAGCGGAAAGGTACATTGCTTACACTCCGGGGGTGATGGTGGGCTTGCCCGAAACCTTGAAGGTCATTTCAGCGGCTAGCTTGTCGTCGATGGGGGCTTCCTGGGAAAAGCCAGTCAGCAGCAGACTCAGCGCCCACTCGCCTAGCGTGCCAGGAAACACCAGCTTGTAATTGCGCGGTGCAGCGTCGTCAAAGTCAGAAACTAGAACGTCATGAACGCGCGGATCGTAATTGACCTCGATGGACACCTCCCCGCCATCCTTGAGACCGCCGATAAACTCGCGCCATCCGTCCGGCGAATCATGCGCGGTAACGTCGTAGGTCTCGCGCTCAATCTCGGGACCGCTGACACTCGTAACGCTGGCAATGGCGGTGAAAACCTCAACCGCTTCACCGTCGCCCCGCTCTAGCGCAATGCCGAACGCATCTAGTCCAGCCATGTGGACACCTTCCTATGGTGGTAGTCACCTACTGAAATGAGTAGGTGGGTCGCGCCTATGCGCGTGTGAGCCAAACCCGGTACTGAGCATTGACATGCCGGATAGCCGGATCAGGGTCCTTAACGAACTCATGCGACACATGCGCAATGGACACGTCAGTGAAGCCAGACACGCTCAGCGGCTGGCGATCTAGGGCAGCATCGAGAGCGGCAAAGATGTCAGCCGCTTCGCCATTGCCCGGATAGTCAGACCACACATGCAGCGTCAGGAACGTTTCAAGCCCCTGCCTGTCGTGCGCATCGCTTGCTGTCTCAATGATCGAGCCGAATGAGACGTATGGGTAGGCCGTACCCTCCGGCACTTCGTCGTAGACACCCGAGACCAGCGCCACCAGCGGAGCATGCCCAGTCAGCTTGCCGTAAACGGCGGTCTGTAGGGGGCGAACAGCAGTAGCCATCACAGCCCCCTAATGTGACGTGGTGCAGCCTCGCGCAAGGCCCGTTCGCCGGTGCGCCTGTGAATCTGTGCGGCAGGGCCGAGAAACGGCTGGTCTTCCATCTTGGAAGTACCCTTCTCGACGTAGTAGGCGTACTCAGTGGGCTTGCCGACCACCCGCACCCAAGCAACACCCCGCGCGTAGTTCACGCGAGACTCAATGCTGTTGCGTAGGTTCCCCGTCCGCTTCGGTGCTAGGTCACGCGCTGTCTTTTGGAGATCTTCCGCCCACTTATCCAGCGCTTCGTTTCTGGTGTCGTTAATCTCACGCGGCAGCAAACGAATCCGGCGAAGCACGCGGCCGATACCTTGGAGGCTGGCACTGAATCTCGCCATCATGCCCCCGGCTGTTCGGAGTGGCAGTCAGCGCGCAAATAGGTTCCGGGCATCGACGGTTCGAACACTGCAAGCACTTCGTATGTGCGGTCAGCAGTGCGCAACTCATCGCTGCGCCGTACATCAGCGCCAGCAGAAAGGTAAGCCACATGCGTCAGTCGTGCTTCTTCCTTGTCGGCAACCTGCCGCTCTCGCGCTGTTGGCTGAGAGAACCGGGCACGGGCCGATCCGACCTGCGCCCAAGACTCCGAGTATCCGCCCATTCCGTCTGGCACTCTCGTGAAACGCCAAACTTCAACAGCGGCATTCAGCAGATGATTGATTCGACTCACTTGAACTTCACCACCGTGGCGCCACCATTGCCGAATCGAGCGGCCAGCCGGTTGCGCTGGAAATCGCTCAGCGACATGGTGCCGGTTTCAGCGTCGGAGTAGCTCACGCTGTAGTCTCCGATTCGCTCGCTGTCCACCTGCCGGGGGGCGACGTCGCCACCACGGAATGCAATCAGCGCCTGAGCGGCCATCCGACACACCATGTCGACAATGTCAGCGGGAACCTCAGCTAGCCCGTGAGTCATTGTCAGATCAACAACCGATGGGGTGTCACCCGACTGCCAGCCACAGGAGCGCCACAGAGCGCCGTTCGTGAGCCGATAGTCCGTAACCTCGACCCCTTCCATGAAGACGTCTGAGACAGCCGTTACGGGCTGTCCTGGTAGCCGCAGGCGCTCGTACGCGACCCCTTCAAGGGAAATCGTGCTAACCGCTTCGCTGATCGGACACCCAGCCGCATCACGAACGAGAGTTGAGGCAACGGCCAGATACGTGTTAACGATGGTGGTTTCTGACGCGTCGACAGTCACGCCACGCGCTTCTAGATCAGCGATTGTGGCCAGGGGGTCATGCGCCATCGTCTACCCCCTACTTGTTAGTTGAAGTCCTGCGGGTGCGAGCACGGGCAGGGGTGGCCTTAACCTCTGGCTTAGGGTCGGGTTCCGGGGCCACCATCAGGTAACCCCGGTTCCCGTTCCCCACCAGCGATCGGGCCACATCGTCAGGAACAAAGTTCTTGACCCCGTTAGGGCCGATCACAAAAGCCATGAATCAGACCGTGCCATCCGTCAGAACGGCAACGCCCTTGCCCGCTCGAAGAACCTTCGCGCCGTAAACGTGGAGACCCCGAAGTCGGTCCGCGAACTTGTCGTTAGCGCGCAGCGCCTCAGTCTTCTCGACCTGCGAAACGTAGGCCAGCGACGGACGGTAGAACGCGAGCGCCTGCGGCTGGTCGGTGACCGGCAGATTCTCCGAAACGAAGATGTCGAAGCCAAGGAGTCGACCCAGCGACGCGGACCGTAGACCCTCCGGCGACCCCGACATGTCGACGTTAGTGAGCTTCGCATCAGATGCCAGCAGGTGACCCTCAAACTCAGCGTTGACAATGAGCACTCGCTGCGCCTGCGGAACCTTGTTCTTGTTCAGCGCCTTACGCAGGTCACGAATCGCGTTGAACGCAAGCGTCCCATCCGTGATGTTCGTGGTAAGCGTGGTGCCCGCACCCGTAACAGCGGTCGATAGGACGAACTTGTCAGCGTCTTCCGCTAGACCCTCGCCAGCAGAACGGGTAAAGACATCCATGGAGCCCGCAGCCTGCGCGCGGTCAATGTCATCGATGTAAAAGTCGAAGGACTTTTCCTGATCAATGAGCAGATCAACGGACGTGGTCGAGACAGCGTCGGCAGACGTAGTCCGACCCGCAGCCGCGTAGTCATCGATCGCAATCGCGGTAGCGCTGTTGATCTTGACGACGTTACCAGCGGAAGCGTTGCCCTCATACTCACGG